TTCAAAAGAGCGTGCACAGCCGGCTTTCTCACTAAAGAAAACCGCTGTGCGGAAAATAGTTGGTCACTCGACCAGCGAGTTAACATGTTCCCTGTTAACTGGGGTATGTCTTAGCCCTACGGGCGCGGATACCGCCGCTTGGGTCACAACTCCACTTCTTCATTCCATGGAGCAGCCCATATCACCATACTAGGTATTGGTCCCAGTATTCCAAGATGTGCCTCCGGTGACTGAAGTGCGCACCAAACACAACGGTGGCCCAATGTATGCCACCCCCCTGGCATCATCTGCCGCCGCAACACCAATATAAATGGATTTGTTAACGCCATCATTGTTTCTTACAATAAGGCGATACTGACCTGGCACAGCATTGGTCCCAGGGGACACAATGGTAGTACCGAAGGCATATAAATTGGTGAAACCAGCAGGGTCGAATCGCAACGCTGTGGATAAAGTAGGCAATAAAAATGTACCACCCGGCTGTCCCAAACTGTTCAACACAGAAATGGAATTCACTCTGGAGTCAGTATTGTAAGTTGATGCAGGACGAGCCGTCAGAGTGGACCCGAAATCGGCATCTTCCAAATAAATCTTAGCTGCAGAAGAACTCGTCAAAGAGCTGTGAAAAGTAAACAGTGTTGAACCGGCACAGTATGCATAACACGCTGCAACCATAGCACAGCGATTCAAGGGAAAATCCCTAGTTGCTGTGTCTAAGGCAGCAGCCGCAGTAGGCCAAGTGGTGTTAGAACACCACTGTGGAATTGTTGTTATTGTTATTGCTGCATTGGTCACGTCAAAACGCCTAACCGTGGCCGACATAGCTAACTGTTTAGCGCTAAGAAATTTCTCCCCAACGGTCAAATCAGACACATCAATCTTTCTAACACCCGTGCCAGACTGGAGCACAACCGGGCCCCCAATGTTAGTGAACACGGGGGCTGACGGGGAACGCAATCCAGCAAAGTGAAAACCAGGTTTAGCACACACTTCCACCAAGTATGAAATGGTAGATGATGACTCTCCGTTGTTGATCAATGGATCCATGATCTGCATACTCACTGTCCCAATGGAATTGTTGGTACTAGCATATGGAAATGGGTAAATGTAATCCACATCAAACTCGAACTCATTACCATCCTTAAGGTCAAACACCTTACTCTGTTGTGAAGGTTGTAAGCGCGACAAGAATGGTTGAGGAGCTATACCAGCGTTCGCATGAGGAGTGGTATTCGCAGAAGGAACAGAATTAGGTACAAATGTAAAAAGTATGCGGCCAGTATGAAACTTGGATTTTGCAAAAGTAACACGGTACCTAAAGCTGCCAGTCCAAAAACGGAAAAATTGCGAAAAATACATAATGTTGGTGGGCTGGTAAGCATTACCGGAAGCTGAAAACTCAGGGAGAGAAATGTTTCCACCTGGAAAAGTGGCACCTTGCACCCTAAACCACATGTGCATAGGACACACCGCACTGGCGTACACTGTAGCAGCATGTGACAAAGTGGTGTTAAGGGTGCCCCTAAACAACTGTGAATACCTACCCAAAATGGTGTCAAATGCCATCTCGTCAACCTCAGTGCCACCAGTTCGTGGGTGCACTGAAAGCTGGTTGGACATAAATCCACCAACAGTGGCTGCCGGAGCAACCGCATCCACGTT